TGAAACTTGATCTTCGACTCCCGATATTCGTAGTTATTGGACACGGGCGCATAGACCCCAGGGCGGATCAGGCCGAGCGATCGGTCCACCCGTGCCTGCCCGATATCAAAGCCGCCATCCGCCAGTGCGATGAAATCCGACAGGAAGTCCACGGCCTCCACGTTATCGGTCAATCTCAATACAAATGGTTGTGTCATCCCAGGTCCTTTTAGATCGGAATGTTCCCGCCAAAACTGGTGCGCCGGTTGATCCGGGAGACCAGTTCTGCCGAAACCTGATCGGCCAGTTTGCGGATATCGCTGTCATCCCGAACCACCGGGTTATTGATCGTAATCTGAATGTTGACTTCGCCCGCTGCTCCCGCTGCGCTCAGTGCAGAGAGCAGATTGTGATTCGACAGAATGGATCCATTCGAATTCGGGGAAAACAGTTCCGGCCCAAACTCGCCGACCACATAAGTCCCACCAGCGGTCACTGGCCCGCCCGTCCATCGTCCCTTTTTAGGAGGCGTGGTGCCTAAGCCTCCGCCACCACCTACATATGACGGATCGATATCTCCACCGAGAAAATTCTGCAAACCCTCGACGGCCTTTGATACGACACCCGTAATGGTATCAATCAGCGCCTTAGCCTTGCCCGTGATCCCATCGATCAATCCCTGCATCCACTCTGCCGCTACATTCTTGAACTCTGTCGCTTTTAAAGAAATTGAAAGTAGCATACCGTTCACACGGTCTGTCAGTTCACGATCCATTCTTATCAAGGAATCAATGGTCTCATGAACCATGTCGTCCCAGGCATAGGCAAATTCTGTGCCAATATCTACCAGCCACCGGGCCAAAGCAACAAAGGTCGCATCCCAGGCAGCCAAAAGGAACGCACTGATTTCATCCCAGGCCTCTTCCGTGCTCTGCTGGATGCCTGCCCACATTTCAATCCAGGATTTCCTGGCAGGTTCAAACCATGCCTTCAAACCGCCAAAGAAGTTTCCGATCGAGATCCCGAGCTTGACCAACCAGGCTTCGAATTTGAAACCAAGCCCCCAAACATACATGATCCATCCAGCCAGGTCAACGAAAAAGGTGATCACAAGTCCAATGTTTTGGCCTGCCGTTTTTGCCAGCAAATCGATGATACCGGCGATCCCGCCACCTGCACCTTTTGTATCTACATAGCCAAGAGCGGCCATAAAGGTTTCGAAACCATCCGATAACATTTTCAGACCGGTTGCAAAGTTCTCCAGGTCTTCCGGCCTGATCCGCTCAGTAATCCCGGCCAGGAACGCTTCGATAAATGAGAGTTTTTTCGGCGCTTCACCGGATTCATCATTGGCTGCCTTGAACGAGCCAATAAAATTCGTCCAGGCGTCACCAATACCCTTCAAAGTCGGAGCGACCTTGTCATAGGTTTTCCGGGCGGTCTCTCCGAGTTTATACATGGTGTCGTAACCTTCCTGAAGGTCTTCGTCCGTGAAGCCCAGGATCGAATCAGCAGGAAGGGTGAAACTCTTGCGCTCACGCCCGTTCCAGGCGTCCAGGAAACCCTGGAGCTTTTCCTTCCCCCGATCAAAAAGTTCAAATAAATCCTTGGTCTTTTGGGTAGCGTCGTCAAGACCATCTTTGAGAGCGCCCAGGTTCAAATCATTGAGGTCGATATCGGGCACATCAAAACCGCTGCCAGGATCAACGGTCCCGCCAGCATCATCATCCTTAGCCGCATCCTCGGCGATCTCTTTTAGCAGTTCTGCGATGCGCAAGAAGATATCTTCCTGTTCCTGCAGGCTGTCAATCAGTGCTTTCTGCGCATCAAGCTGCTGCTTGACCAAGTCAGCCTGTTGTTCAAGGGCGTCCTTTTCCTTGTCCAGTTGAATCAGGTTAGAATCTCGCCTTCGCTTTGCCGCCCGGATCGCATCCACTTTCCCGGTAACGTTCATGTCCGATGCACCGATAGCAGCGATCTCAGCGCTGTAGTCAGAAAGCAACTGCTTTCGGCGAACCTCAATGTCGGCTATTGCCCGCTGAATCTTTTCATATTCCAAAGACAGCCGGATCAGGTCACGGACATTGTCACCGATCTCACCCAGGCCAGAAGTCACGCTGGTCAGCAGGTTCTCATCCATGAAACCAGTCTCGTTGAACTGCGAGATCAACTTAGAAAGGTTTACCCGGGCACCAGCCAACTTGCGCAGAGCGGCCACAAGGGGTTCCCCTTCCAGACCGGCTGTCAGAGATTTTTCGATGATCGAACTGACATCTTCAAGGATGCTGAAGTCAGCGGCCTTGAAACCCTGTAAAAAGGTCTCCATCAGGGAGATGCCCCACTGATCGATTGTAGAGAGCGGGCCTTTTTGGGGCGGCGAGTGCGATTCGAAGAAGGATGCGATCATACCGGCGATCTTGGAGATGGCTGCAGATACAAAACGCACAGCACCGCTGATCAGCCCCGATCCAATATTCTTGGAAAGGTTCTCACCCCAGGTCTTTGCTCTCACAGCAAGGCGACGGAAGTACCCGGCGATGTCATAGCCCATTTGATCTAGCAATTTGAGAATGAGGGCAATTACACCTGTGATCAAAACCGGCCAGGTCAGAAAGTTAGCGCCAACTGCGGCAATGACCGGGCCAAGTCTGCCGAGGGCAGCTACAAAAAAAGAGACCACCCGCAGCGCCTGCCCGAACCCCATCACGATCAACGTCGCGGCATGAACCATCTGCCCTAAGAACATGAGAATGGGGCCTAAAATGACGACCAGACCAGCCAGAGCGATCACTTGCACCTGGACGGGCTGACTCAGTTTCTTGAAAGCATCCGCAAGCATCCGGATGGCCGGGACAGCAACCTGCATGATCGCCCGGAGCGGCGGCAGGAGAGCGTCCCCCATAATGATCCCTGCATCTGCAATATTGTTTTTCAGCACGGCTATCTGAGACTTCGTCGAAGTCATCGCCAGGTTGTATTCTTCCAGCAGGGACGAATGGGCTTCCCACTCAGAGCGGGCTTGAGACAGGCTCGATCTCAGCAGATCTACGTTCGACCTCAAGGCGGCCAGACCACGACCGCCCCGCATATCCGCTACTTCCAGCAAGTTGAGCATCGATCCAACCTGGTCCTCGCTCCGGCTGGCCGCATCCAGGATATCCAGCAGAACACCAGCGGCGTCTTGACCAAACGCTTCCAGAACAGAATCGGCATCCCGGTAAGCATCCGAGTACCCGCTCATGATCCTGGAAACATCTTCTGCGTTCCGGGCGATGTAGATGCCCATGTTCTTCAAGGCCGTTCCGGACTCGCTTGCGCTCAGGCCGACGCTGACCAGCGCCGCAGAGAATGCGGTTGCGTCTGCAGCGGACATATTCAGCATGGTCGCAAATGGGGCAAACTCCTGCAAGGTGGTCATGATCTCACCTGCGGTTGCAGCGGTCTTATTTTCCAGCAAGTTGATCACGTTTGCCAGGCGTTCTACCGAATCAGTCGATTCGCCCAGGTTCCAGCCAAAGGCGTTGGCGATCTTACCCATCGCGGAGGCGACATGGCTGCCGGACTGGTCGGTGGAGACGGCAAACACGCTGATGGTCTCCGTCAGTTTGGTCAGGGATTCAATCGGTGCATCCAGGTCTTCCCAGTCCGCCATCTGGCCGAGGATGCTGGCGATTTCGACAAGTTCGGTATGGGACGACGCCGTATTTACCGCAAGTCCCCGCAGCCCTTCCCCTAAGTTCCTGACCTGCTCTGCCGTGAAGCCGGTGGTCTTTCTGACACGGGTCAGCCCGTCTTCAAACTCCGTAGCCGCATGTGCCATACCGGTAAACAGGCCGGTCAACGGAACGGAAACGAAGAACATCATCGAGCGCCCGAAGTTGGTGACACCCTGCGCAGCCAGCCTGAGCGTATCATTCGTATTCATCAGCTGCTCCCGGAAAGTTTGTATTCCCTTCGAAGCAGTCGTGAAGATTTTCCCGCTGTTGGACAGGGCAGTTACGGTGCGCTGACGGGCGGTCTCCATGGAGGATTGCAGACCAGGGCCGGAAGTAGCGATGCGCTGCGTCAGTTGTTGCGCCTGTGCTCCGACAGCATTTAACGCCGCTCCGAGCCGGCTGGTTGCATTGACTGCGCTGCTCGAATCGCCCAGGATTTTCAGGAGTACACTGACCGAACCTGCCATGGCTTATTCCTTAATAACCTGAACGTCCTTGAACAAGGGATTATTGGGGTCATCCCCAGCGTCTAAAATCACAGCGACTTCACCGGATTTCAGCTTCCCGCTCCGGAAAAGGCGCTCTCTCCGGCTCTGCGCTGGCCGCCACGGTAGCGCCGAATCGAACAGTCTGTCAATCGACCTGCTGTATCGATCCAGCCCCTGGGCAGCGTTCTTATCCATCGTAGACCGGGCAAGCGGGATGAGCAGCTTCAGCATCTTGAACTGGTTGATCTCGTCTTCCCGGATCATGCGCCAGGTGTCTTCTAACCACCCGACGCCATACATCTCCACGTGATCGATGATTACTTCGTCTGTCCATCCATAGGCTGATCGGATGTCGTGGAGCGCTCTTCCGTTGAACCGGAGGAGTTGGGCACGGAGAAAAAACGGTCAATTAACCTCTGAAGTGCAGGCTGATTGTTATAGGTCAGGATGGCCGCATCGATCAAAACAGCGATGTCGAAATATGCTTCGGATACAGCCGGGTCGCAGCCGATCACGGCGGTGAACAGGTCCATCAAGGCGTCCTCGTCAAGCTCATCGATCATCCGGAGAATGAATTCAAGCCCAGTCATCTGAGAGCCGCCAGGCTGAATAGAACGAGCCGCACGGTAGCCGTGTTTCGACGCCCATTTCGTAAGCTGGAGCACCTGCCTGGCCTGCGCCCGACCTGTCTTCACGACAGGATATCGCTCACCACCAAGGTCGATCTCAGTCATAACCAACTCTTCACGCATCTTTTTCTCCTTGTAAATAAAATGAAACCCCAGGCGTACTGGATAACAGTGCACCCGGGGCGAATGATTGACTTTACTCAGGCAGGAACTATCCCGTCCGTGTCAGGGCACCCTGACCCTCAAACTCCACACTCAGGGTGGCAAAGTCGTCCGTGCCAACGCTATGCTCGACGCTTGTCAGAACAGCCAGACCTTCCCAGTACTTACCCGTTTGACGCAGTGAAGTGTAGAACCGCAGTTTTACCGTCTCACCTGCAACCACCGTGTTGAAGATCGTGTTCGACGCATCATCATAATAGCCGTTGATCGATCCGCTCCAGGACATCCATGTTCGGGCTTTCTCTACCCAGGCGCTCGCCAATGAAGCGACAAAAATCTTGTGCTCTGCCGAATCAACATTGATGTTGATCGAAAACTCGTTCCGTTCCGTTAACGGCGACCAGGTGGAATACCCGCTGGCCGCAAAAGCAATATCAATCCGTGCGTCAATCCCTACCACTGCAGCCATGTCGACCTCCTAAGCAGCTGGTGAAAATAGTCACTGCTACACACAGAGTTGCACATGGTTTCGCTCATCACAAGAAACATCCCATCTCTCACATACTTCAATCAATTTGGATGGCTAAATGCAAAAACTACTTAATGAATTTCCTGAAGCCGTCAATATTCGAGACAGAACTGGCCTGAATGGGAATTGCAGGGACAGCCTTTACCGGAATATACAGCGCCCCACCCTCCACCAGCGCACCCTGCACAAGGGCCAGGACAAAAGCCAGGTCTTCCTGGGGAATACCCGCAGGCTCAAACCGGATCGCAGGACAGGCCCCGTATGGGCGGAGGTATTCTTTGCTCTTCCACGCCTCTGCAATATCGGCGTTTACTAAAACGACGCCTTCCCGCTCATATTCCGCCAGCGCTTGCGGGTAAATGACATCGCTCAACCGCTCTTCAACGGCTGGCAGTTTCTCTTGCCCATCATCAGCGTCTTTTACTTTCATCGTATCCTCCTAACGATCCAATCCAGTCACTACGAACGGCATCCAGTAGAACGGGGTGTCGTTTATTTTTATTGGCTCGGCCACGTCAATATCACTCACCCGTGCGAGCGGGGAAACCCCACCTAAAGTCGGATCCTCTTTCAGCATCGATGCCAGCCTGGTTGCGATTTCCCGCACGGACATGTCTGTGTCGATCCCGGTGTACTGGATCAAGAAAACACCGGCAAAGGTCCAGTGCCAGTCCAGGCCTTTCATCACCTGTTGGCTGTCTGGCCTGCCGCCGCCAAACTCGATATAGACGCCGTAAGGGGATCCCTCGGAGAACATGGCATCGACGACAGCGTCAAGATCGCTGGCCTTCACCCGGTTCGGGTTGAGTTCTCCAGGAAAGGCAGCGACCAGTCTTGCGATCAATGCATCTTCGATAGCTCTGTAGCCACGCATCGGTTTACCTCAGCCGCTTCCCTGAAAATAGCTGGACATCCGCCTGTTTTGCACCGCTGGCTAACCATTTTGCATACAGGGTAGCGCCATCCCACAGGGCATCGACGACATCATCGAAGTACTTGCGCTGTTTGATCGTCCACTTGACGTAGTCAAAGCGGCCTCTGCCTGCCGCCCCTGGCGTGAAGGTGTTCCAGTCCGATGTCCTCCGAAAAGAACCCTTCATAAAGATTGCCCACTGCAGCGCCTTCAGGCCCGCCTCAAAACCAGGGTTACCGTCGCCTGCTCTCGCCCGGCGGATATAGGCTCGCTGAGAGTGCTTCCCGGAGCGTGCCTTTACGGAAACATATTTGTGGCCGAAGTGATCCATCAAGTTTCCGATCCCCTTATCCTGCGCCCATTTACGCAGAACACCTGCGGGAGGCATCGACCCTGGCCGCATCCCTTTACGGATCAGAGAGTTCGCAATGGTCTTGTCGCCTTCGATAACATTAACCACGAACTGCTCACCACGAACCTCTTTTGGCGTTTCGATGGTGATGTTTTCTGCCGCTGCGCCAGAAGCGCCAACTTTGTATTTATGACCTGGGGACAGCATTTCGGACATCCGCTGGCGGGCGGCGTTTGCCGCATTAATCGCATACCCACGGGTAATGTTGTTTGCCGTTGCCTGTTCCTGGGATGTCAGCCTTTTCCAGGGTTTAGCCGACTTCTGGAAATAGAAGGTAAAGAGATTGGCGGGCATCAGCGTGATCGGACTCTCTGCCGTTTCAGAAGCTGGCGCATAATCCTGACCAGGTGAGAAGTCAGGCCAATGTTGGCATTGGGTGTCTCTTCGCCCGCCTTCGGTTCGCTGTCTGCCCACTTCAAACTGCCATCCGAGCCGGCCCTGCGGCGATAATTGATGATAGCCACGATCATTGCGGCAGCAGTCATCCGGATAGTGCCCGTAATGTTCGCCGATCCGGAGGTGTAATACAACCGGACGTTCAAGTTCCCACGTGGGAAGATTTGCGATTTCAAGGCGATCTGGTCGCTGAAAACGATGGTATCATCTGCTGATAGATTGACATCGCTGATATAAACTGCCTGGACGGAGATGATTGGTGGAAAACGAACACGGATGAGGTTCGTGCCATCCCCATTGTGGTACTCGTTTTCGATCACCTGGGATGCTCCAAGATAGGGCTGATCCAGGTGCTCACGGATCAGGCTCTCCACCATATCCGACCACTCGTCCTTTAGCTCGGATGCTGTAATCGGGTGAATTGAAATAACATCCTCTTTCCTACAAAGCACCCAGGCCATAACGCCGCTCCCTGTCTAAACTTAGACTCTCACCCTCTACAATCGAAGTTCGATCTAAAAAGTAAAAGCCCCCGGCGATTGCCAGGGGCTGTCCGATCAGGAAGATCAGGCAGTACTAAGCCAGCTTTGCGTGGCGGATCACCGACGCCAGGTTGGGGTATGGAACCTTTACGGCGTGGTACGACTTGAGCATGTAGTCGTAGGTATCCTTCACCCGGGCGAGTTCGACAAAGCTGATCGCATTTTCGATCTTGCGGCCCATATCGTCGATCTTACCGATGAAGCTCGCACCCCGAGCAGGGTTCATATTGAAAGTGGCGATGATCTGCTCGCCGGATTCCAACGGTTTGATCGCCTTCGGGGTCTTTGCACCCGCATCCGTGTAGGTCGCTATCGCGCCGTTGACCGTACCATCCGCAGCGTAGGTCAACGCCGGGATGATATCGATCAACTGATAGGAACCGGCACCAGCCTTACGCCAGATCATATACAGAACCGCATTCGGATCGGCAGTCCAGGTCAGATCAGCGCTCAAGTTGGTGGTCGCAGCAACCACATTCGCAGATGCGGTTCCGCCAACCTGCTCGCCATAATAGGTGACCGAAGAGATGCGGTAGTTATAGGTTGCAGCGGCGAGGGCACCGCCAGCGGCTACGACTGCGGTGCATGCGGGCGAAGTGCTCGTGCTTTCCGGAGCAACGTAATCGGTCTCGTAGATCGGGCGCTTGCCATAAGCAGCCATTTCGGTCCGGCCATCCGCCAGGGTAACGCCCTGCAGGGGCAACTGGATTTTGGTCTGCAAACCATCTACCACCTGTTTCATTTGCTGGCTCATCAGCCACAGGTAGGGATCCAGGCGGGTCTGGCGGTGCCTGGCGCTCAGGTTAATCGCTGCATCGAGATCAGCCAGGGTGATCTTGTCGCCGCCTGCGTCGACCACATTCTCCGGGGCGTAGGCGTACATCCGGGAAATAGCGCCCGAATACTGGTAGGCGTCCCCCGTGAAACCAATATCACCTGTGGTGCCGAACAGAACACCGTATTCCATAACATCGCTCATACCCTGAATAGAACCAGCCAGTTCGATGGCCAGGGCATCAACGAACTTCTCGTCAACGGCCTGGGCAAAACCCGAAACCGACCCCCAAATGCGGGCGATCTTCAGGTCAACGGACTTTCGGGTGTAGGTCGACCGCTTTGCGTTCGGAGCGGTCTCTTCACCCTCAAACCAGGCTTTAGGATGTGCGGTACGGATCGAGTACGAGTGAGTCAGGCCTTCTGCCTCGCCGAACTGCATCAGGGAGACCAACGGTTGAAGGCGGGACAGTTCTTCGTAGAGAACCTTCTCCAGATCGTAGGGGATCAGGTCAGGAGAGTTCCCGGCGGTCAGGGCTTTCTTCAATTCGGAAACAATCGCTGCTTGTTTAGCGAACATGATTCACCTCTACTTGGTGGTGTTGATTTGGAAATGGCGGAGCAGAGCATCCCGGAGAGTTGACGGGCCGGCATCTCGCTGGACTTCGGCGGGGGCTGGTTGCTCAGACGGAAGGCCGGCAGACTGGACAGCGCCACTACGATTTACGGCAACACCGTCTGTTTGCGGATCAAGCGACAGGTCAACTTCGTCAGGCACAGGTTCGATTTCAGCCACATCGCCCAGGGCTTGCTCCGTGATCTGCGGAGCCTCCGCCAGGGCCTTTATGGATTTGAAATCTGCCTGTAAGTCTGCCAACTGACCCGCCAGAGAAGCAACCAGGCTATTCAGGGCGGCCAGGCTCTCTTCGAGCGTGGCAGTAGCAGGAGCCGGTTCGTCCGTCGATTCCTCTAGCTCAGGCTCTTGAACAGCGGTGTGATCTTCTGATGGAGGATCGGCATCATCGAGTACTGCCACCGGCTCGACATCAGTTGTCGACTCAACGTCCGGTTCGACTTCAGCTTCAACTTCCTGCTCAACTTCACCCTCCTGCTCAGGCTCAACATTATCTTTGAGTTCTTCGATAACAGGCTGAGATTCAGGCGTGCTGCCCTCAATGGCTTGAATAGCGCTTGACACGCTTTCCAGGCCAAACGTCCGCACCATCAGTGCTACGCTCTGATCAACCGGAAGACTCCGCAAAAGCGCATCATAGTTCGCAGGATGGTCCACCAGGCTGATTTCTGCCAGCGTGTACGCATTGATCACGTAACCACCGTCCTGGAGAGGATCAAGGTCTTTGTAGTCAACAAAAATCCCGATGCTCAGGGCCGGCAGCAAGCCGTTCTCGACCAGGAAGATTGCATGCGGATCGATGACTTCGATCTCCAGTTCATTCCATTCGAGACCGTCTTCTTCGCCGATCCGGGTCACTTTACCAACCGGGATGGGCTGGTGCATCAGGCGGATATTCTTCCATTGGCGATACTTCGGAAGCGCCGTTTCAGTGGCCGCACGGGTGATGATGTCACCATACTCATCCTTGTTATCGGATGTGAAGTACCCGCTGATCAGCAGGGAAGACCTTTCAGTCTTTTCCATGCTCTTGTTGAGTGAGGCATGAAACACTTTTTGCCGGATATTTTCAGCCATTGGTCTCTCCATCCTCCTACCCGGCGTTCGTGCGGGCAGCGGCCAGAATGGTTTCGGATAACCCGCCGTAGACTTTCAGTAACTCGTTGGATGGCACATCCAGCACCATCTCACAGGTGATTGCGGTCTGACCACCCTGAAACTCCAGGGGGGCAGGCCAGTTTTTCTTCCACTTCGCATACAACTTCGAACAGGCAGCATCATCCAGGTAGGCGTCGATCATTGTGCCCTTCGCATAGGATGTGCCCTGGCGATAAAAACGGGAAGTAACACTACCAGGAACAATGTTCATAACAACTCACTCCCTTCAATTGATTACGCACAGAAAATGCAAAAACTCACGGAATCTGATCTTGTTTGTGTACAGCCCTGCCCAGCTGCGCAATCATGGCATGAGCGGCCTCGGCTGCAACGGCATTCACAAGCTGGTAAACGGCCTTGACAATTGGATCAGAAGTGAAGAACACCTTGCGCGCGCCGCACTTCGGACAGGTCACAGCCAGGTTTGGACCACTCGTATGCATATACTCACCCGCAACCACCGGATAAAGCTCGCCCCCAACCATGCGCCCCAAGGAAGCCCCGCACTGAATGCACAACCAGTCACTTTTGCTTTTGCCAACCGGCAACTCTTTTTCCATCACGCCTCCAAAATCAATTCTTCGATCAGTCCGGAGAACTGGTCGAACACAGCCTGAACTTCAGCGGCAGAACTTGCTGCATCCAGCATTGCCTGGACGCTATCTTGAATGTCCTCTGGAATCATCTCAGAATAGAAGCGACGAAGCGGGAATTTTCCAGCCTTCGCCCGTTTCAGGGCAAAGCTGCGCCAGCGGCGAACTTCCTGCAAAAAGCGATCCTGGGAGGATTCATCGTGCTGGTCCCCCCGAACCGGATCGGCGTCTGTCCCATTCGGCTCACCCACCTGCCCAGGATCACCGGGGTCAGGTTGTCTCCCTTCAGGCGGGCTTCCCTGCGGGTTCTCGATGGACATATCCGGATCGAAGGTGTGCTGATCCCGGAAGTCATCCCCCAAATCATCCGACCTGGGTGTTTTGCCCAGGTCATAGCGAATCTCATTCGGAGTGAGGGCACCAATCTGCCAGTAGCGCATGTGGACAGTTGCCCGTTCGACGGCATTCAAAAAGTCCGGGTTATTGAATTTCAGTGTCCAGCCGGGGATACTGAATTCACGAGTATGTACCTGCTCGTACAGGCCAATCTCGACAAAAGTAAACAGAGGCAGAAGGCTGGTCTCATGAAACTCCCTGCGCAGCTCACGCAGATTTGCGTTGGTCATATAGTCCGACAGACCGAGCTTTCCGCCGTTGACGCCGATCAGCGCAAGCTCTTCATCCCTGGCTTCTTTCCGGGACTCCTGGTAGGGAAGAGCGTTCGGCAATGGGCGCAGTTCTGTAACCTTGAGATCGCCTTGAACGGCAATTGGATTTCTACCTACATTGGCCGCCCCGGCATGCCGGTTTTCCATCTCGGTGACAAAGTTGTCAAAAGCCTCTGAGGAAATATCTGCGGGAAGGGAGTAGACGACTTCGGGCCGGTCCCGGTTTTTCATGTACTCACGGGCGGCGACCATCAGGTACAGGTCAATTGGCAGGGTATAGGTCGAGAGCGCCTCTACGTCCGTCCCACCAAGTGGCGATCCTTCCCAGTCGGGCAACATCAGAAATACGATATCGCGGGGATCACGGAACTCCGTGAATACAGCTGGATTTCGCTCCGGGTATTGAACGAATGCAGGTGTCTTGAAATTGCCATAACGGTCAACATTTGGAACGACCAGGCCATGCAGAAAATCCAGCCCAAGTGGGGTATCGTTTTTATCCCGGATGATCTGAAAAGCCGCCTGCCCGAAGAAGCGCAGGTACTGGGTTGCGATCATGATCTTATAGGCCATGTTCTGGTAGTCTTTGATATTGTCCCAGACCCGGTTTTTATACAGATAGAAATCGAGCAGCTTTTTACGCTGGCGCTCTGTCGCAGCCCCCCCGTACTCAGCATGCCGGCGAAGTGACCACCATGCCCCGACAGCAGACCGGCCAATGACACTCATCGCACTGCGGATGTAGCCATGCTGTTTGACGGTGTCCATCAAGTCCCAAAAGTTGGAAAACCGGCGCAAGAGCGGATCTTTTACCAGTGCATCAAGCCGATTGCCAGCGGCCTGGATACCAGGCTGGCGGGAGCGGATTACGGCCAGCTTCGCGTTTGTGTTGTCACCAAGTGTGCTAAAAATTCCAGGCACGCCGTCCTCCTCGAAAGATAAACGCTCTATGTTCTTCAATCGAATGGGAGCTTCAAAAGAAAAAAGCCACCCATAAACGGCGGCTTTTCCCTGTTTCTGCGATAGCCATAAACAGCTAGGGATAGACGGTTGGATCGATCAACGGTGGCAGGTACGGATCAGGGGTCACAGGCGCTTCGGTAGGTTCCGTGGCAAGCAGATCGGTGGGGGTACTTTCTGCCTGGTCAATTTGGATTGGGACCGGGCAATCGGCAGCAACGGTAAAGCCATCACCAGTAAACGTCACCCCAGTCACGGAGCAGGTAATCCCGGTGCCCACCGGAATGGAGACAGGCGAATGAAATTGAATTGGAAGGATCGCCCCAGGCGGAAGATCAAAAAAACTGTGGATTGCGATAGGCGCAGTGACCGATACCGCTATGACCGCTGCTACAACTCCCCACTTTCCTGCTTTCTGGAAAACTTTGCGCATACCTTCCTCCTGAATAGAAATTTTGGAAGGGACATCAACCCCCAGAATGCCCCTTCCATCTCGGAGACCACAACCCGCTTATTATTATAGCATAAAAACAGTAATAGATCAAGAGTAAACTTACCAGGTCCTTGCCCCTAGTTCTATCAGCTTTAGATAGTTCCGCCGAACGACCCGGGCACCTTCGAGAGCGTCATGGATGGCAGGCTCGGGTTCCACCCCAAGGGCTAAACTGATATTCTCCCCGCTCCTGTATTTCAGGTAGGGTAAAACCCGGCGGTTCACCAGGATAGAATGTAGATCGCGGATATCGATGGGGTCAGTGAGCGGGAAGTTGATCATTGCCAGCTGCCCGGCCATGAAGTACTGCAAAAAGCGCAGATCGAATACAGGGTTCTGGCCGACATACTCAAACGACCTGGCGGTCACACCGTTCTCTACCGCCCATCCACAAAAAGCGTCAACCGCATCATTGAACGGGATGCCATCTTCCATCAGGCGCTGATAAGTCAGCCCATTTACTTCAAGCGCCTTGGGGGATGAGGCTGACCATTGGGAGATGGTCGGGCGAACCAGGATAGAGAACTCTGTAGGCTCACGCTTTTTGGTCGTGGCAATGCACGCGCCAATCCCCAGGATCACTGCGCCGTGATCGGGGGAAAGTCCGGATGTTTCAAGATCAACGAAAACCTGACTTTTCATTTCCTCTCCTGTTGGGTAAGTCTGAGCAAGCGCACATCGTCAGACTGCACTAAAAGTACGTTGTAGTCCCTAAGCTGATCCACGGCATTTCTGACAACTTCAAAATCCAGCGATTCTGGAATGATCAGGATGTGCTTATCCGCCGGATCGAGCGTGAGGATGTGAGACTGGATCAATTCTGTAGCTCTGGCATCGACAAGCGAACGGACGAGCGCCTTAAGTGGGTTGCGCATGGGCATCTTCGCCTTTCTGCTGCATGATTCAGCAATTCGTTTTTTGACCAGGGGAGGCTCTTCGGTCACGGCGTGCAGGTAGACTCCTGGCATAATGTACTTATTTCAAGTTCTTTCAATTCGTCTATTTAATATCACAGTAACTTTAATGCCCTTTTTGTATTGGAGGTCTTTTTTTTAGGGTGCTTATTTAATCTTACAAAGTCTTTAACGTTTTTTTTAGAACGTCATATTTTTAATTCCATTGCTTTTCTTATTTCATCTCAGCACCTTTACAACCCACTTAAGGAAAGTACTTAAAGCTTTTAGTACTTTCTCCAGCGACACTTATCTTCAGGTTGCACCTGTTGACGAACGAAACAGATTGACGGATTCCCCCAAATACGCCAGAAGATTCCGAATTACAGAAAGTAATTGGAATTATCGTCTTCATGGCGTATTGGAGAACGATACTTTTTGACGGTATCTTGATGTGGTGTCAGGCTCGCCCAGGTCTGCTTTTACCGAGCACGGAGAGAAGGCTCCGTTCCACCACATCCCCACTTCAGGACGGGGTATACATTTGCAGGTCCCCAGGTTTCCGATTCTCGGTCCACCCGGCACAGCCCTCGAACTGTGGTTTTGCCTGCTCTGGGAATTGTAAGAGGAATTGTTGATACGATAGATCAATGCCCGTCAGCGGCCTTTATAGCCAGTTTTTGCGTTGCTGCTCCACAGCATTGCTCACTGCCACACCAGCGGGAATGGAATCGCCTCCATCCAGACCCTTTCGTGGGCTTGATATTGGCGCAACTGGTCTTTGGGCACCTCAGACAGGAGCGCGATGATTTGGCGAGTCGTTTCGGCATCAACGACTTCGCTTTGCTCAGGTGCTTCTGGATTGTCCGTGGATTTCGACCCGCCAATCACAGCCATCTTCAGACCTTTCCCCCGGTCGATCTCGATAGCGGTCAGCATATACAGCCAGGCGTGCGCCAGGTGATCAGCCCGGAGTTTTCTCCAAACGCCTACGGTGGTCTCACCCGCTCTGCTTTTACGGGTTTCCACATCTCGTTTCAGCGCTGTTACCTGGTCGATGATCAATTCGACATCCGGATGAAGGGCTGGCGGCGAACCGGGGAGTTGAAACTTACCATTCTTGATCTCAGCCATCAAGTGATCCATACCGGATGTGCGATCGATGGTCACATTGGTCTTCACGTTGCCAAGTTTTGTCGAACCGGCTTTCGCATTCCAGATCTGCTTCTGTTCGATATAGTCTGCAACCAGGAAGCGGCCCGGAAACTGGTGGACCTGCTCGATCATCCCGTGCCGGTTTGGATTGGCATCGCCTACTGCTTTGCGGACGTGAAAAACTTCCATCAGCTGGCTGAGCCTTCGGAATCCCCGTTCCATCGGGACCAGTTCAACATGCACGATCCTTGGCCGGCGGGAATTTGGAGGCACTTTGCAGATCAGAACCTGCAGTTCGTTACCCTGATCGACGCCGAGATAGTATCCAGATTCGCCATCCCACCCCGGCTCGAACTCATAAGGCTCGTCAAAACAGGCCGCCAGAAAATCATCCCGATCCAATGAACCGCCCCCGATCTCATAGGGCTTTCCAAGCCGTTTTCGATAAAACTCGACCAGCCTGGTCGTGGGATCCCGGAAAATCTTGTGCAGTTCGTCCGCTGGCGTAGTCAGCATCTGGTGGACATGGAATCCGACCAGGTCATTCGACAGGTCAGGATGTTGCGCAACCCACCGGCCCGTTTGCATGTGTGCTACGGTGATCTCGGCATTGCAGGAAGCACAACCGTAGAATACTTTATCTGGGCGCATCACCGGACCGACGACTCGCAGGTTGCTCTCCCACTCGATCGGCTGTTCGTATCCGCATTTCGGGCACTTGACCAGCCATTCTCTCATATCGGACGCGCCGTAGATCCCATGCACACCGAAGTTCGGAACAGTCGGTGTGGAGAGATAGTTGACGATCTTCCAGCGAGACGCATCCAGACGGTTAATCGCCGTAGCCATGTGTTCCTGGTCGCTTAAATCGACTTCGTCCACCAGCAGCATGTCCGCTGGCATCATGCGGGGTTCGGTGGTCAGCTCCATGAAGAACAGGTAACTGTCGCCGATCCGTTTGGAGTGAGCGCTGTCGGGACTGCCAAGTTTTGAGGACAGATAGGTCGACGCCCGGATCATCGGGTCTACCCGGGTGGCGACCAGGTCCAACAAGTCCTGCTGGCGTGGGAGCGTGTAGAACACACGCACCGGCCAGTTCGTGGCAAAGTGGAGCATCCTGACCATGGCCCAGGTGGATATTCCGGCCTGGGTCGACTTGGTTACGACAACCCTTCGGGCGTGTTCGGACGGGTATTTTTCGATCAGCCAGGGGTTTGCGGTCTGATAGATTTCTGTAGCCCAGGCACGAGTGCCGACCTCCCATGTCTTTCCATCCAGCAGATCCACATAGGAGATCCCAAACGCAAGGGGATCCCGCCTGGCCAGGCTTGTAATTTGCTCAGATAAGTTCATCGCCGCCTATGTTTCACTTCCAAAATCGTAATCACTCACGGCGTTAATCGTTCCATGATCCAACATGAAGGTAACTTCATACGCAGAAGTGGTCATGCCATGCCGGGTGGATAGGTGGGTCTGCATGTTCTTTATTCGTTTTCCGCAGATCGAGCACAGCATCCCATCTTCATCCTTATCCGCCTTTCCGAACGCTCCGTAGAATGGCTCGCCGTTTTCGTCAAGGACAGGGCCGGTTGCATCGAGCTTTGGATCGATGACTCTGTACACAGCTTCGATAGGTTCCTGGTCTGCATTTCTAACCTGTGCATTGAGCTGCTGCGCCAGGTAATCCAGGGCGTTTTCCTGGGCTTTCATCACGGTTTCACCCAGTTCGTGGGTTACCGTTATGCCCTGCTGTTGTTGGGCCGCGAAGATGCCGATAAAGTAGCGCGCCTGGGCAGCCAGCACGGTGAGCACCTTTGGATCTACCCGGGCACCAGCATCGGTCTGGCCGTCAAGTCCAACCTCAAGTATCTCTTTCGATCGGATGATTGCCGTCAGGAAAAGCTGCTCAAGCTGCGCCAATCGCCATTTCGACAACAGCTTTCTGTTGTCTGCGACCGCTGCCGCAAGCGCAGGGTATTTATTCAACCACATTCGAACCGTTTGCCTGGTAACCCCCAACTTTTTGGCTACATCTGCTTGAGAAAAACCGGCGAGCATTAGTTCTGCCGCGCGAATGACATCTTCCGGAGCCTCCCCCTCGGACAAACTGTCCGTGATTCGCTCAACGATAGCCGCCCAGGTTTCCTTCTCGTCTGCTTTCACCAACGGATTATCGGCCATGTTCTTCTCTCCATCACCTACAATCGCTTCTGGTGCGGTAAAGCAAACAATACTGACAAACCCACTGATCTCTTTGTCAGTCTGGTGACAGCTTGAGGTCCTACCGGCAGCCGCAGCTACTCAGCGCCTGGCTTACGAGCGCCCCTTCCATGGTTGGAAAGTGGCCGATCGCTCAAGGGTACTTCAAATTCGGTGATGCGCCGGTCTCTTCTACGTTCTCTCTGAATGTCAGACCACAAATAGCGTAACCAGTCCGGCCAGTCGTAGGGGCTTACTCCATACCTTTCTTCACAACTTCTGCATAAAGCGAATTGCCAGGTAACCACTTTTCCACATCCGCCGATGCACCGGTGGACTTCGCTCATGATGGAACCTGTGTCATCAGTCCACGAAGAAGTGTGACTGCTCGCTTGTAAATGATCCCAACGGCTGATCGGGTCATTCCGATGATGAAGCCACATTCCCGTTGGGTATACCCCGCCAGGCGAAGGGTGAGTACTACCTTCTCCTTGACGGGCAGTTTATCTACAGTCTCTTCGATTGCCAGCCTGCTTTCCAATTTTTCACCAATATACATTCTACCTCCCTGAGATTTTCGTAAGTTACGCTAATTATTATAGCATAATCATTCTAAAAACACAAGCAGAAAACTTGACATATTCCAACTAATAAAATATAATAAAACATTAATAATATAAATAGCAGCGATATAAGGAGGCTACTGATGAACACTTGCATCTTCACCGGTTCGTTTGGGAAAGACCCCGAAATGCGCTTTGCCCCTTCCGGCAGTGCTGTTCTCCGTTTCAGCATTGCCGTTGAAAGCGGTTTCGGCGACCACAAACTCACAGACTGGGTTCCGATGGTCGCCTTTGGCAAGAGCGCCGAGAACATGTCAAAGTTCTGCCAGAAGGGTACTTTGATCGAGGTCAACGGAGAGTACCAGACCTCGACGTATGAGAAGGATGGCGAGAAACAGTACTCGCACAACTTCATCGTCAACCGCTGGAAGGTCTTGGGTCGTGGCCGCCCGAAGGGTGAGGATGCCAACCTGGGGTCCGAGTTCGACAGCGAGGCGTCCCCGGAGTTCAACGGAGAAGAGTTTCCGTTCTAAGTGATGTCTTACGGTGCGGACATCGCCACGTTAGCGAAACACTTTGCTGAAACAGATAGCGCAGATCCGTCTGTTGACCTGGTCAGGCATCTGGCGCTGGCGTGGCGAGCCGCATCAAGGCTAAAAGAGATGGGCGTGAGTATGGCTGTAGCGAACAGGAAGGATGGGATCGTTGTTCCAGCGATTGAGCAAGCATATCGTGAGGCGCTCCATATTCGATCCCGCCTTCCTGCGGCCATGATCGACGGTTCCGAAATCTCACGACTGGGAAGGATCAAGCATGGCTAAAGCCAAGTACACCATTTTTTTAGCTGAGATCGCCGGAACGCCGGTGAATGCAGTGGTTGAAATACGTCTCAGCATCCCTGCGCCTACACATACCCTTCTGGATGCGATTGGTGTGGGTGATGAGGAGCGTCACAACCTTACAAGCCAGCGGCTGGCTGAGATCGCCCAACTGATAGGAGCGGCTGATGACTGATGAAAAAATCCAACTGTGGTCCGATGGCGGCGGGGTAAATCCCGGTCCGAGCGGTTATGCCGCTGTTCTGGTTTACCGGGGAGTCGTCAGGATCGTGGGTGGGTTTCTGCCGGATGGGACGAATAACATGGCTGAGACGATGGGGGCAGTTCTCGGCCTGCAGACCATCAAGCCGCATTCCGATGTGTCCATATTCACGGACTCTAGCTATGTTGTTTACGGGATAAAAAGAATCCTTTTCAGAAAACCCCTTTTGGAGAGCCACACGGATCTGTGGGAGTTAGCAAGGGCGGCAATCAGGCGGCACAGATCGATTGAAATCCAGCGCATAAAGGGGCATTCAGGGGTGCTGCTTAACGAAGCGGCTGATCTCTACGCTGGCGATTGTGCCAGGACGCAGGCTCCTGTTGATGTGCGGATGTCGCTCGAAGAACTGCTCAAATACATCGACCCGTTGGGCGGCAATGGATAAGCCCTCGAAAAACGAACGGACAGCCAGGGACAGACAAAAGAAGCAGGCTCTAGCCAGGTACCGCCAGGAGCAGGTTGCCCTTGCAATCCATCGGGACAACAGCCAGTGTGTGTTCTGCTGGTTTTTATTGGGTGTCACCACCAAACGGGATGAGATTCACCACGTCTATGGGCGGGGGACTGAAGCTGGCGATTGGCGTGAGCGCTATGAGAACCTGCTGTGCACGTGTAAAAGACACCACCCGCAACCGATCAAAGCGCCTGGATTGAATCCAAACTTAGACTGGGTAGAGGCAGTTCGAAAGGCGGCGAATGCACAACCAATCCATGCAAAATTTCAACACAGTTCTGCAAAATAAAGTGGGAGTTGGGAGAATTACGGACTCGCGTCACTGCCTTATGTGTTGCTATAGTAATAAGGAGTTATATAATTATGAACTATATCAGCCTGTTCACCGGCATAGGAGGATTTGACCTGGCGCTTGACGATCTTGGGATGAACTGTGCCGGTCAGTCCGAGATCGATAAACAGTGCATCAGCGTTCTTCGCCACCGTTTTTATCGCACTAAACAGTTAGGAGATATCCGTGGAATCAGTGCAAACAGCATCAACCCTGGTTCAATTGACCTTGCCGTTGGGGGATATCCTTGCCAGGGGAACTCTGTCGCCGGAAAGCGAAAAGGACTTGCTGACGAGCGATCTGGACTCTGGTTCGAATTTAGAAGATTCATCATGGAACATCTTCCAAGATGGTTCCTTATCGAAAACGTCACCGGTCTTCTGTCCGCCAATGCAGGCTTCGACTTTTCAGTCCTTGTCGGAGGACTTACCGGGGTCATTCCTGCAGTTCCAGACAAAGGCTGGAAGTCTGCGGGATACGCAACAGGCAGCCCTGATCTCTACAACATCTCTTGGCGGGTGCTGGACTCTCAGTATTTCGGAGTCCCCCAACGCCGCCGTCGGGTCTTCATTGTCGGCCATCTTACAGACCCCTACGCCCCCGCAGAAGTACTTCTTGAGCGCAACGGCCTGCCTTGGGATCATCAAGCGGGCGCTGAAGAAATCCAAGAAATTCCCGCCCTTCCTTCTCTTGGCGCTCTCTTATTCAATTCTTCATCAGGGGACACCGGAGCAGATCGCTTCGCTGCAGGAACGGTTACCCCATATCCAGGCGAAATCGCCTACGCTGTAAATGGGGTCGGTTCAAAGTTCGGTTCTGGCCGGCATAACCAGGACACCTTTATCGTCTACCACAACAAGCAGCAATCCGGGGAGATCAGAGCATACGAAAACTATTCGCCTGCAGTCACCAGGCAGTGGGGAACCGGCGGAAACAACGTCCCGTTTCTCGTTGATCGCGCCCCTGAACAGCATGTCTTCAGCCCTCACAGTCACTATATCTACCAACAGGATGGCTTTGTCAATACGCTCCAGAACCGGCAAAACCGCCAGGATGGATCGATGACGCTGATCGCATCCAGAGCAGGCGCTGGTGCTGAGAACTGGCGTGAACTTGGGTTTTCGGATGACGAAGAATATGCGGTTCGCAAGCTCACGCCCACGGAATGTGAGCGCCTGCAGGGATTCCCCGATGATTTTTCCAGATGGGGAGTTGGTAAAGATGGAAAGCTAGTCGAAATCTCCGACAGCGCCCGTTATCGCATGCTTGGGAATGCCGTTACTGTGCCTGTTGTGCACTGGATTGCCAGCAGGATTGTTGCATACGACCGTGTTTTTCGATTGTAGGCTGCGATGACACCCCCGACGAAGACCTGGAAGTCTGTCGAATGCGCAATTGCGAAATTCTTCCCACGTGGGAAGCGGAGAGGGGCTGACTTCAAGAACCGTGAAGGGGCTGGCGGAAAAAATGACGTGATCACGGAAGGCTGGAGCGTGGAGATCAAACACTCAAAACGCCCGACCTGGGGCTTGATGGTGGCAGCCTATTCCCAGGCCAAAGCCAATATGGACAATCCCACGGACATCCCGGTGGCCGTGATCCACAAAGAGGGCACAGAATACAGGCGCTCTTTCGTTGTGATGACATTGGAAGATTTCGCAAACCACTTCATCAATCAAGCTGAGTGACAAGATCAGCCATAAATCACCTTTGAGCGGGCCGATCGGCTCGCTTTTATGCTCTCTACAGGAGGCGAACATGGATTATGGATTTTATAGCCTGGGTCACCCCGACGAAACTGCGCTGAACATCTTGAAAAAGCGCTACTTTTGGCCTGGGGAAACCTACTGGGATGACGTTGTCAACCGGGTTATGACCCATGTGATGGGTGATGAACCTGCCGAGGTATACTACCCGGCCTACCAGATGCTGTTAAATCGCTACTTCATCCCGAACAGCCCTGTTCTTTTCAATGCTGGCAGACCGGATGCCGGGCTTTCCGCCTGCTTCGTGGTGGACATGCCAGACGATATCAACGGGATCATGAAGACGTTCAACGACTTCGTAATGATCTGCAGGAAGGGCGGAGGGGCAGGGGTGACCTTGTCTAAACTTAGACCGGAGGGTTCTCCGGTTGCGGGGTCAACCCACGGGTACGCCGGCGGGCCGGTCAAGTTCTACAACGCCCTCTGTCAACTGATGGATGTCATGGCGCAGTCTGGCAAGCGCCCTATGGCACAGATGGGCACGATGAGCGTGTTTCACCCGGACATTTTGAAGTTCATCAATGCAAAGTCCAAAGAAGGTGTGATGGCGACGACAAACATCTCGGTCGTGGTCAACGCCGACTTTATGAATGCTGTGCTCGCAGACGAGACCTACTGGACGGAATTCAAAGGTGTGCGCTATGAGGAGCTGCGTGCCCGGGATGTCTTTGGGGCAATTGTGGAAGGCGCATGGCGTAACGGTGAGCCAGGCCTGTTGTTCGACGAAAAGCTAAACAGCGGTCCATACGCAGTCACCGGTCAGGAGATTCTTGCATCCAATCCCTGCTTCACGGGCGAGATGCGCTTGCTTACGGCAGATGGTTACAAAACATTCTCGAAACTTAATGGTACCACCTTCCAGGTTATTACACCCACTGGCGAAACCAGCTCATCTACGGTTTGGTTTTCTGGCAACAAGCCGGTTGTGAAAATAAAACTAAGTAATCGCAAGGTAATCGAGGCCACGCCGGATCACGTCTTTGCGCTTGCGGATGGCTCCAGTTGTCAGGCCGCAGACCTTACCGGGAAGAAACTACAGCCATACCTAAACCGACCGATACTGGATGAGCGCTTTACTTTATGCGGGTTTGCCCAGGGGGACGGGCAGTTGACAAGGCTCAAGTCTGGCACACACAAGGGTGTAGAAGTGAATATAGGCGCTAAGGATCAGGATATCTTGTTTCTGCTTGATCCACAAGAGTACACGGTGGCAAAGGATGGTCGCCGCATCTATGTGAACAGTGGCTTTAGAGATGAGTTGGTCAGACTCGGTTTTTCGGAAAAGGTGCTTCCTGAAAGAACTTTTCCGGCTACGTACAGCACCTGGGAACTGGGAGAAAAGGCTGCTTTCCTTCGGGGGTGTTTCTCAGCAAACGGCTGCGTTATCAAAGGTTCACGGGTCGCTTACAAGACTACATGTAAGCAGTTTGCCAATGAGCTTATGAACACGCTGCTTGTTGACTTTGGGATCAAGTCACGCATAACGACGAACAAGGCTAATAAAGTAACCTTTCCTGATGGCACGTACCTGTGCCGTGAATCGTATGACGTAAATATCGGGCAGTATGAAAGTCTTCTGAGGTTCTATAACAAGATCAACTTTGTCCAAGAGTACAAAGTGGAGGACTTATCTTCTCTGATCGATGGACGTGCCTTTCGGGTCACATCGGTAACGCCTATTGGCAACCGGGATGTCTATGACTTTACTGAGCCGACTACGCATTGGGGCGTTGTGGAAGGCGTTGTTGTGCACAACTGCGGGGAGATGCCTCTTCCGCCGAACGGGGCATGCAACCTGGGAAGCCTGGATATCTCGAAGTTCCTGCAGGACGGTAAGCTGGACTATGACCTGTTGCGCCGGGCAGTTCAATTGGCGGTAGTGTTTTTGGATAACGTAGCGTCTGTGAGTTCGTACCCAACTCCTGAAATTACGGCGTGGGTAAGGGACAACAACCCGGTTGGTTTGGGGATCATGGGGTTTGCCGATTATCTGCTGAAGATCGGGGTCGCCTATGGGTCAAAGGCATCATTGAAAGAACTGGACAGCATCATGGGGTTTATTTACGGAGTTGCGCATGAAAAATCCCAGGAACTCGGCAAGATTCGAGGCTACCCAAAAGCGTGCAGAAAGCTGTCTTCCATGCGCAGGAACATCACTCTGCTGACCATAGCCCCGACCGGCACAATCTCGCTTATAGCGGGCTGTTCTTCTGGTATTGAGCCGGTGTTCTCCGAGATCACGCTGCGCTCGGACAATACCGGGACTTACCAGATCACCCATCCGTATGCGGATGAGCGCCACTTCCGCTGTGCGGTTTCTGCAAACGGGGCAAAAGAAGTAACCTGGCAGGAGCACCTGGCAGTTCAGAACGCCGCCCAGGAGCATGTGGATAGCGGGGTATCCAAAACCATCAACCTGCCCAACAACGCTTCCAGAGGCGCAATCTGGAATGCGTTCGTCGCCGCATGGAAATCTCCCTATATCAAGGGGGTCACGGTGTATCGAAACCAGTCCAGAAAGGCCGAGGTGCTTACGCCGAAGAATTTGAAGGAAGACCTGGATCTCTGCCCGGTGTGTGGGGAGGCGCTGGTAAGAGAGGGCGGGTGCACTCACTGCTCGTCGTGTGATTACTCATTATGTTCGATATAAACGCTGCTATATTTAGAAGAGTTGACAATAATAATCTTAAGTGCTATAATTAATCTATCGGCGCAACAGAATAATTCAGAAGGAGAAAAGATGACTCGCCATAACTACCTGCTTCTCTTACGAGTTCTATCTGTCATCGTGGCCGCAACGCTGTGGCTGATCTCCATCACCTTCTCGGTGGACGGGTTCAACTTCCAGGTTACGGACATGGTCTGGGCCGGCTGGTTCATGGGAATCGCCATCACCGCTATCGAGTTGATCTGGAATAAGCAGGGGGCGAATACCAATATGACCATCGTCTTGATCGGCGTGTTTGCATACCTTTATGGCGTGGTCACCAACATCATGGGGGTTTTGGCTGCACAAAGTGTGACAAACTTATCTGCCAACCCGATCGGCGCTGTCTTCGCAGGGATCCTGGGCTTCTTCCTGGAGATCGCACCTGAACCGCTGTTCGTGTGGGGGCTGGTAGGTGTCAGCGATATGGGCGACTTGATCTCCACTTTGATGGGGAAGCCCGCCGGAATGCCGCAACAGCGCCAGCAGGCTGAACCTGGAATGCGACAACCGAGCCAGCAACGCTAACACGACCTGACAAAGGGCAGGCTGCCAACTGCCCTTTTGCTCGTTGAGGAGTATTCATGAGCGGCACACGTCTCTTAGTTGCTTTTTACGACGTAACAGGAAAGAAAGCAGGTCAGAAAACCAATCAGCCCGCCGATGATGAAAAGGCAGCGGAAAGGGTTGCGTTTGAACGTAACTTGCAGAAGGGAATCAAGCAGTACGAAAAACGAACGGGGCTGGTCGCCCGCAGTTGCTACATCAACCAGGGCTTTTTTTCGAGCCTGTGCCCGCCTGGGGATAATGTCGAATCACTTACGGTAGCCGGTATCGTTGTGGAGGGTAGGCCGTGGGTGCGTGTACTGGAAATGCTCATTGGAGAGGACGTTTGAATAAAAATGTTTTTGAAATCCTGAACGACATTATCCGAGACGCAGAAACTTCGCTCGTGAACCTGCTTTCGGCGATCGGTCCGTGGCTTGCACCGCTTGCGCCTGCCGCAATGAGCTACACTCATATGATCTCTTCTCTGAACTTTCCGATCTGGATCGCCCTGAGTGTGGCTGTGGTGGTCGAAACCCTGGGTCTGAGTTCGATCAGCACGATCATTGCCTTCTGGTCATATAACCGCAGGCGGATCGCTGAGTATAAAAAAGCTCCGGTGGCGCTGGCTATCAGCGCAGGAATCTTCTATCTGGTCACGGTGCTATCGATCAACGTGGCGATGGATGCTACCCGCCTGTTCAGCTTGAACCCGGCCTGGGCGGAGATATTCTCCCGGGCGCTTCTCACCATGTTGACTATTCCAGCCGCTTTGATCCTGGCGATCCGCACACAGCACAAAGAACTCCTGGACCATGCGGATCGGGAACGTCGAGAGGCGCTTATGGTGCGCAAAGACCAGAAACCCAAAAAAGAGCGAGTGCCGAAAAATGGGAACGGTAATGGCACCCACGAGCCACGCCGGAAGGGGATGTTTATCAAAGACCTGCGCTCCGGAGAACTTCGGGTGGCGTTCGAGGCAGCCCAGGCCAGCACTCCGAAAGCATGTGTGGATGTCATTGCCAGCAAATACGCTGTGTCCGAGCGTACAGGCTGGAGGTGGTGGGACGAAATCAAACACGCAAATATATCCATCCAGAGACAAGGAGAGCCGGAATGACGACGATTACCAGAGGTGACTACAAACTCATGTTCGAAGCCCTGCAGGATGAGGTGAATGCCACTTCCCGCAATAAAGGGTTTTGGGAGGACAACCGCAGCGACGGCGAAGCGATCGTTCTGATCCACTCGGAGTTGTCCGAGGCCGTTGAAGCTCTGCGGCACGGGAATCCCCCGTCTGACCATATCCCGGAGTTTACTGGGGTAGAGGAAGAACTTGCGGATGCGATCATCCGGATTGCGGATCTCGCTAAACAGCGGGGTTGGAATGTGGCTGGTGCTCTGGTTGCCAAGATCGCATTCAACGAAACCCGTCCTTACAAGCACGGAAAGGCATTTTAGCATGGAAGCCCTCCGGTTTTTCCTTACGGCGCTCCCCTGGGTTCTTGTTACGCTGCTGGTTATCAGTTACTACTTATCCTGGAAGGTCTACTCCAATTACTTGCGCAACATCAAGAAGCGGGTTGTAAACATCATTCAGGACGACTGGGGAGTGCTGACGATTGGGGTGACGGACCAGAAACTGGAAACAGCCTGGTTGCGGGCAGCCCAGATTCTTTTTCAGTCATTTGCTAGTTTCTGGTGCGAAACGCGCACCGCGGTACATTAACAATTGACAAAACGAAAGCCTCTTTGGTAAAAAGGTTGGTTACCAGGCCAAACCTATCCC